CAAGAGGTTATCGTCCTCCTGCACCGCGTCCTCCATCCACGGGGGCGCGTCCTGTACCGCCACCGCGAAGGTGGCCATAGCGTGAAAGCGGGCCTGGGCGCGCGCGCTGAAGTGATCCCACGGCCCACCCGCCAACACGGCCGCCATGTGATCGATGTGCGTTCGTTGCTGGCCCGTGGGGGCCGTCACAACGACCGTCGCCGTGCGCTCGTGATAGGTGACGTGCGCCGGGCGATCACGGGGCACAGGCGCGCTCACAGCCGCCTTGCTGGGGTCGCTGGCGTCACGCGCCGCGCGAAGGTCAAGGGTGCGCATTACGCCTCGTCCTCATCCTTCATGCGAATGCCCTGGAACGAGACATTCTCGGACAGGACGCCAGCGCCATCCACCGACCAGCCGCGCTGCTCGATCACGCAGCCCGTGATCGTCTCCATCGCCTCATCGGTGATCGGGTCGAACAACACCGCGTCGAGGGGCGGGAAGTTGAGGATCGCGGCCGTGTCCCCGCGCGCCATCAGGCCCAGCGCCTTGGCGCTGCCCCGCTTGATCCGCACGATGGCAGCGGTGAACTGGACCATGCGCCGCATGGGCACGATCTCTTTGCTGTAGGCGTCCCCCAGCACGTCGATCCGCTGAAGGCTCTGCGTCTCGCTGCCGTTGCAGTTGGTCGCATAGCCGACCTCAGTGTCCCCGATGTAGAGCTTCGCTCGCGCGCCGCTGATCGTCTGAGTCGCCATCTATCAGGCCCCCGGAATGCGGACGACCGAAGCCGCCAGAACAATGAAGTTGATCGGCTCGACGGCCGCCGCCTCGTAGTTGATGCGGAAGGTATCGCCCAGATCGTCAACGCTCATGTTGCGCCACGCTTTGATCCAGCCCAGCCGGACCTGCTCATCGAGTCGGGAGCTGGCCGCCGCCTTGATGCGGCCCGCCGTGCCTGCGATGGCCGGATTGCCGATGCGGGTGATCAGCGCGCTGCGCAGGTCGCGGACGCTGGTCTGCACGCTCTCCCAGGCCGACACCTCGGACAAGATGGGGTTGTCGTCGGTGAGGTAGGTCGTGACGCTGCGCGCCACCTTCCAGCCCAGGTTGTCCTTGCGGAGAATGACCACGCCAGCCGCGATCATTTCCTCCGCGTCGATGTTCGCGCCCCAGGTCTGGAACACGTCACGCACGCGGGGGCGGTTGTTGGTGAGGGGCCACGCAATCGGGCTGCCAGCCTGTCCCGCGCCCATCATCAGGGCGAGGTAGCTGGGCTCCAGCGTCGGCGTGGTGCCGTTGGGGTGGTCGACCTCGATCTGGTCGCCCACCAGCGCCACATAGCGCGTGTTGAGCGCCGCCGCCGCCGCCTTCACCTGGGCCTTGGTCTGGTTGCCGACCGTGCCCACCCAGGCGTTGCGCTCATAGCCCTGGAGCGCACTGTCGGTGCAGTGCTTGCTCATCAGGCCGTGGACAGCTCCGTCGGTGCTCAGCGGCACCACGATCTGCACGTCCTGATCCTTGATCGTGTCCAGCGCCGCCTGCCAGTCGGTCGTGCCGACGGGGCTGGCCTCGGACCCACCCAGCATGTTGCCGCTCTGATCGCTGCTCAGGTCGACGGGCAGCAGGCTGGTGCCCCGCTCGGCCTCCACCAGCTGCGACACAGCCAAGCCGCTGACCAGCTGCGCCACGTCGGACGTGAGGGTCAGCAACGCCAACGCGCTGACCTCGCCGTTCGTCGCGTCCAGATCGGCCGCGTCGGTGCTGGCCGCCGTCGGGTCCAGGGTCGCCGTGGCCCAGCCGTTGATCTGCCCGATCTCGGTCAGGACGCCGGACACCTTGCGGCCCGTGTGCGGGATCAGCCGCCCGTTGTCACAGCCCACAGTCACGGCAGGCGTGAGCGCGCCACCACTCAGCAAGCTGGCCACGCTGGTGATGCTGCCGAAGCTGGCCACCGTCGGGATGCTCAGCGCGCTCACGTCGGTGATCTGCACAACCTCGGCCTGCGGCGCACCCGCCAAGTCGGTGCCCGTGATCGTCACGTCCAGCGTCTCACCGGCCGATGCGTTCACGTCGGCGCTGACGGTCACCACACCCGCACACGGCGCGTGGTCCCAATCGGTCGCCTCCGCAATGGGGTGCACAGCGCCCAGCAGGCGCGTCCACTCCAGGCGCGTCTGCGTGTTGTTGATCTGCACCACAGCCAGGGTGAGCACGCCACCCGTGTACTGGATGGTGCCCATCGCCGGGGTGTCGATCTCGATCTCTTCGGTGATGCCGTCGCGCAAGAAGGTCAGCGTGTGAACGGTGCCGGTCTTGCTCACGTCGTAGTTGAGCCGGTTGCCGGTCAGCCCCCACACGCGGCTCTTGAGCACCATCGCCTGCCCGCCCAGCGTGTCCAGCAGGTCCGCGAAAGCCTGGGTGCTGGTGGCCGTGCTGACGACCCACAACGACGACGCACCGCCCGGCACCGCGTCGTCGGCGAACGGGTCAAACGCCAGCTTGCCGATCAGCTTCAGATCGTCGGACGCGGGATCGTAGTCTGCCAGCGCGCGCGCGCTGGTGAACTGCTGCGGGGTGGACTGCTGAAAGCCCGGCAGGTCTGCCACAAGGGCCACCGCCCCCACGCTGGTCCCGCGCCCACCCAGGGCGTCCGTGTTGATCTCGGCCTTGACGCCGGGGCTGTAGATCCGCCGACCGTTCAAGAGAATGCTGCTCGGCATGTGCGCCTCCGTTTACGTTGCGAGGATACCCTAATCCTCGGTAGGGGTCACGCCGCCAGGGGTGCCTGCTCCGGTCGCGGGAGGGGTGCCCACGTCCTCGGGCACGTCCCCCAGCTGCACAAACCACTCAGCCGACGCCACAGACCCACCGGGCAGCTGCTCGGGGACCTCGATCTCAAGTACCGCCGAGTAGGTCAGACGACGGATATAGATCCCCAATTCCTCGGCCACCAGCATTTCATCCATGCCCAGCTCACCAGCGCCGTCGTACTGCACGCTGATATAGCCAGACTTAATAAAACTGACGGTCGCGCGGATCATAACGGCCTGGATCACTCGGCACAGGCTGCGCGTTACCTCGTCGCGCTTGGCCATGACCGTGATCTCAGCCGTCTGCCCTACGCCAAAGCCGATATGCCGACGGCCCCCGATGATCCCCTGCGATTTGCCCAGGTAGCGGTCTGATACCGTCTCGCCCATCAGCTCCACGCTCACCAGGGGAAAAGCCTCAGGCGCGCCTGGGGCGAAGGCTGCGCGGAAGACGGGGGGGTCTGCGACTAGGGCCGCGTGCCACTCGGCCGCCACCCCCGCGCTCACGCCGGGCAGCAGCTCCGCGAACGCATCAACATCGTCTCGGTAGCCCACCCACCCGTTGTTCAGCGCGTGGACGATGTGCATATCGAGGAACATCAGAACACCTCGCGGATCAGGTCGGGCACCTTGGCCTGCACCTTGCGCGCAAGGTGGCGCGCCTTCACGCCCTTGCTGCGCCATGCGGCCGGGTCGCGGTTGGCCCACGATGCCCGCCGCCAGACCTTGAAGCCGCTTGTTTGCCAGCCGCCCTTGTCGCTGTAGGTGCTGGCCTCGCGCACCAGACCCTCTAGCGGGTCGCTGACGTGGTGCGCGCGTAGCCGCTGCGCCCAGCCCGCGCCCAGCCTGCCGCCCCTGGACAGCAGTTGGTTAGTGGCGGGGTCGTTGACCCTGGGGGACAGCTTGCGCGCTGCCAGCAGCGCCCTACGGCCACCCAGGCGCTCGATCTCCAACGGGCCGGGGACCTCGGAGCTGGCCCCACGGCGCTGAAACGGCACGTTGACGTAGGGGCCGCTCTTGCCCCACTTCAGGTTGCGTGTACCGGCCCGCAACAGGAACTTGCGAACGTCGTAAGCGCCTTCAGTACCGATGCCGCCCGGCCCCATGCCGAACTCAACGATGCGCGCGAGCTGGGCCGCCTTCTTGCCCGCGTCAGGCCCAGGCAGGCTCACCACCGCGCGCGTGTCGGTGACCTCTCTCACCCCCACGCTCTTGATGTAGGCGTCTGCCGACCGTCGAAGCGAGCCCCGCGCCTCCGCGACCCACTCAGCCGCGATCACGTTGGCCAGCGTGCGCAGCTTGCGCTTTGTGTCGCCGCCCATCAGGTCTGCGATGTTCACGACGCGGACCCCGTTACCAGATACTCAAGCGTACACATGGCGTTTAGGGGCAGGCTGGCGAAGCTGGGCGACGGGGCCTTTGTCTGGACGATGGTGTCGCGGTACGGGTGC